AAATTAATTGCACTTCTAGAAGATCGAGGAGGAGTGAGGGTGAACTTGTTCAAGAAGTTACAAATAGGTGGAACGCGAGAGATCTTTATTCTAGATATAGTGTCAAGACTGTGCATACACTTCGTTGAAAGCATAGCTAGGATCATTGGGGAAGACCTCCCAATGGAGATGCTGACGAAGGGTGATCAGAAGATGGTGAAGAGTGATTCTCATTACAACAGAGTAGCTGGAGTTTCTCATGAGAAGAAACTGCTGGGCGAGCTGACGGTGATAGACTCAGACGATGCCAGCACCTGGTGTCAGATGTTTGTGATGCCAACATTTGGTTGTTTGATGACGCAACTAATAGAGGATGATTTGCTTTTTGCAGTCATCAGAGTGATGAACTCAACAACAAGAAAGAAAATTGAACTTCCGCGAACTTTGTTGGACGAGTTCATAGCTAAGCCCAATATAGAGAGTTTTAGCCCAGAAATTACAGAGCTGAAGAGGCAGTTTTCAACTGAAGCGGGGCATCATGATGTGGTCAATTATCATGGTAGATATATGCACAATTTGTCTAACTTCATGCAAGGTATTTATCACTACACATCGTCTCTGATGCATGGTGCGGCGCTCTTCACGCTGACAAATTTCAATGTGAAGATATTGAAAGAATTTAAAGCAGATAATAGGATTCCAGAGAGCGCACAACTAGTTCAGACCACTAAAGTGTCTTCTGATGATAGCGCTGTTTTGAGAACGCTCATTTATCCTGGAGAGAAGAAAAAGTCTTACTACATTTATCTGGCGATAACTTCATATGTCAAAAGGATGTGTTACCCGCTTTTCACGGCCAAGTTCTCATATGAGAAGAGCACTCCTTGTTCTTTTGCTCAAGTGGAAGAATTTAATTCAATCTGGATGCTAGGCAACACTATAATAATGCCAATCATCAAATTTGTTTATGCAGCCATGCAAACAAAAGTGGCTGTGAGAATGGAAGATAGGTTGAACATGCTATCTGACAGTAGAAGGCAAGTGGTTGAGAATGGAGGCTCAGTGTTCTTGTCTTCAGTTTTGCAAGAATTGCAAGCTGATGTTCATTATAGCAATCTAGGCTCTTATGTTAGCGAGTTGTTCACTCATTACAAGAGATTCTTAATCGAGAAGCCCCACCCACTTTTCGGGTTCTATGTGATGGAGCCTGAGCTGTTTTCGGGGATACTAGGGTTCGATTTTGCATACTACAATCACATAAAGAGAGTGGATGTGGCATCTCGGATAGAGGCAAC